ATCCCTCGAAGGGGGGACGCTGCGCATCCCGACTTGAGGTCGGGACGTCGCCGTAGCGACAGGCGCAAAGGGTTCGTAAGGATCACAGATCGTAATCGGAACTCGAGCACGAGGTGCGCGAGTCTTACGAGAGGATTTTGGATTTTTGGTTTGTTTCTTAGAAACTGGCATTATTGTCAAAATTAGATGGTTCCTTTCAAGACAAGGAAAGGACTGTTCATTTAACCAGACCCATAGGATTCCCTGACAAGCTCTGCTTATCTTGTCACTTCGATGGAAGGCATTAATCTTCCTCGGGATTCCATCCTCGTTGCATGAGGCGGGCTGCTCCGTGCAGTCTCTCGGCATTCTGTTTAGCACGTAAATATTTACCTTAGATAACACCCCATGCCTTGGGGAAGGATCCTGTTTGTCAGACAGGTTATCTAAGAACGTTTTGGGCACAGGAACTCATTTCCAGCTGGTTAAACCCACTAGGGATTGGTTACCCTGACATGCTCGTTTAAGATGCCTGAGCTAGGCATGTCGGAAAGGATCATCGATTTGTACTTCGTCGAAGTACTGACGGAAATCCCCCTCCTCCCAGATCGGGTAGGAAGGTTCTTCAAAAGTGACATAATTCTCCCAAAGAGGCCATGAGAGAAATTCGGTATCATAAGGTCCGGTGAGTCTCGACCTAGTAAAGTCGTCCTCATCTTCAATATCCACAGCCAAGTGGATCGGATCTAGAACCGATCGTGGAACAACCCTAACGAGGGTCCCACGAGGCATCGGGAACTGAACCCTCTGAAGCAGAGGGTTCTGTCTAAGAATTCTATAGGCGAAGAGTGCTTGCCGTGGCGTTATCATAGTTTTGATATGTCGTATCGGCTGAACCCCCATACCCCCAAGAAGGGGTGAGAGGAAGAGGTTTCGACCTCTGCACTCGTTCCGGATCTCCAGACGGTGCATCGCAATGTACCTTTTGAAGATCTCAGCTTGTTTCCCGGGAAGGCTCCCGGCAACAACTTCGTCAATAACAGAAACTAGGGGGTGAGTAGTCGGACCATCGTCCGAACCCACCTTCCCAAGTACTTTGTGTCGGCCAACCATAAGGCCGACATTAAGGAATCTAATACGAACAGGTATCGCATTCTCCTGTCTCAGATCGAGATCAAGGGAAGTCGAATTCACGTTTGCATAACGTGGGTGGATGTAAGCCTTTCCAGGCGACATCTCCAAACCTATCCGCTTGCCAATCTCCTTATGGAGTTCCCACTCCACCGGAGATCCTATATACAACATGTCATCACCGTTCACTAGAACACTGTCACACAATAACTTTGTGGGGACCCACTGATCGTGGGTTCGCCGGCGAACCGTTAGGTAAAGACCTAGGTTAGCCAAGCACAGAATCGGGAACGAAAGAACAGATCCCATAAGTTGCCCATTCCTTTGGAGGACTGGGTCTAACTGGACTCCATTCACCATAGGATACGAAATCCTATGGGGGGCGAGAACGCCCAGACAGAGGTTATATAATGCGGGATTCTCAAAATAGA